TCCAATAGTCTCATATCATCGTATGAGTCCATATCAGATGCAACCTCCAAAATCACTCCAGACTTTTTCTCGCCATACTCATTGTTATAAAGCACTGTATCACCGATATTCATTATATTTTCTTTCTTAGTCCTAGTTTTGTGAAACTCTTTTAAGTTCTTCAATGCGAGTCTCTATACATTGTTTGTACGTAATAGGTATATTCGGAGTTAACAACTCATCCAATAATACATTAATCTTTAATATTTCTGTAGAGTTTAGATATTCCTTGTCCATATGGGTACTCCTGTTACTTTAAGTTATAACTATACACTAATAACGATACATTGTCAAGCACTATTTCATAGTGTTTCAGCACTATTTTGCACAATTCACTCTTCCAAAGGTATCCCACCTATATGTATCACAGTTAAGAGAGAGAATATAGTCCTCATACTCTTTGGTGGTCATGCAAAACTTAGCTGTATCAATTACTCTTATAAACTTGCAGTCCTCTCCAGTAACCCCTGAGAGAACATGCTCTCCACTTGTCTTTCCTGTCTTGTCATGTAGTATAACATCTGCTACTGTATGTGACAATGATACCCACATAGGAACTATACCACAGGCTGTGAGTAATGTCAATGAAAAAAGACTTATTAGAATGTTTTGCATATGGGTATTTATTTTTTAAGTACCTTTAAGTATGATACCCCCCTTCCAGTTTTGGGGGGTGGGGGGTCTATAATATATATCGTTGGATACTTATTGCATTTATAGATTAGATATACTTTGCCAGTTTTGACACCCCCCTTGTCTCTCTGAGAAAATCCCCCCATCAGTCCACCTAGCTGTTCAGCAATATACGTAAGACCATTCGGGATGGGGGTTCAAGTTAAGAGGAAATTAAATCTCGAAGAGAGATTATCAGTGTCGTTTGACCTAACAGGTGAATCCTGTTCCAGCAATCTCTTTCCATTATTCCTTATAATACCACACTCATCGATGTTTGTCAAGCTCTTTCTTTACTTAATAGACAATACATGCATTAGTTTCTGAACACATCTCCTTAACATGAGCTATGGTCTTCTCATAGGTAGTATTGTATGGTATCGTAACCTTAGTCTCCTTAGAAGTCAATTTCATGTTATACACTTCTATCTCATACTTGTAGTCACCAAGTCTCCAGCATACTACTCGTACACCCTTACTCATCCAACCGTCTGCAACTAAACTTAACTTACTCATCGATATATCCTCTTTGTTATCTCTCATTATAATAACTATAACACATCTAATAACCTTTGTCAAGCTCTTTCTTTGTCTTTAGATACCTAGCATATGTAATATACCCCATTATAGGGGTGGAGTCAAGTCCCTTTTCGTATTATTCGAGGGTACTGTGAGTATTATTGGCGAGAGTCTACGAATTCTAATCACAAGGGACTCATGTTTATTTGAACCTTTTTAATGATTCGGTAAATGCTGCATAATCTGAGTAAAATGCAATAAAGTCGTGAGAACTCCTCCGCAATATAGTGCTTGACATTCTCCTCTACGTATGGTATAAATACTACTATGATGACATTCAATTCATATAGTATACTTACAGAGGACAAGGGAGGCAAGAACCTTCACCTTGAACACTTAGAAGATGAGATCATTAACTATGGTGTAGATGGTGGAAGGGCTGCTCTTAACTTTCTTCGTTCTCTACGTGACATGTTATCAGGTGCATCTCGTTCTTCTGTGAATATGACTGTTAAGTGGGATGGTGCTCCAGCGATCTTTACTGGTATTGATCCTGATGATGGCAAGTTCTTTGTTGCAAAGAAGTCTGTGTTCAATGTTAATCCTAAGTTATATAAGTCTATTAAAGAAATTGATGATGATCTATCTGGTGCATTGAATAGTAAGTTCAAGGTAGCGTTAAAGGAATTCAGTAAACTTGGTATAAAGGGTGTCCTACAGGGTGATCTTATGTGGACGGATGACATAGAGAATACGAGAATAGATGGTGTTTCTTACTATACATTCCAACCGAATACCATTGTATATGCAGTGCCTGTGGACAGTGACCTTGGAAAACGTATCAATAAAACTAAAATTGGTATTGTCTTTCATACTACCTACTCAGGGAAAACACTGCAAGGCATGAAGGCGTCCTTTGGTGCAAACATCAGTTCTTTGTCGAAACCCTCTACTGTATGGATGGATGATGCGACATACAAGGATGTTTCTGGAAAAGCGATCTTTACGGCCTCTGAGACTACAAAAATCACCGAAATACTCAGTAATACTGGGAAATCATTTCAACGTATCAATGCGAACAAACTTAGAACATTTCTTGCCTTACAGGGAAAGATGATCGGTAATCTATCGGGTGCTTCTCTCAAGACCTATAACAATAGTAAGGTGCGAGCGGGTGAAAAGATCAAAAATCCGAAGGCTCATGCAATTGGTTATGAGAAGTGGGTAAGTACCAAACTCCAAGACCTGATCACTAAGTCTAAGAGTGAAGGGGGCAAGACCAAATACAAGAATATGCGAAAAGAGTTTGTAAAAGAGGTTCGTAGGCACACTTCGAATCTAAGTGAAATAATCACCTTTCAGAACCTTCTGGTAGACGGTAAGATGATGATCGTGTCTAAGTTAAACTCTGTCAAGGGTATTGGTACGTTTGTTCGTACTGCGAATGGATTTAAAGTCACTAATCAAGAGGGATATGTGGCGATTGATCGATTAGAAGGAAATGCGGTCAAACTGGTTGATCGTATGGAATTCTCTTACAATAACTTTACTGCAATCAAATCTTGGGATCGATAAGTCGAGTACTTTGATTTCTCTGTAGAATATCACCTTTCCAGCAATATCCTTCACTTGCACGATAATTCCACATCACGATTGGTAATAGTTCTTTACATGTACCCATAGACATTGCACCATATAATTTCTGAACATCTATAGTCACTGATGCACCTAGTATTTGCATGGTAATGAGAATGGCTATCATAGTCCCTATTCCCTATTCGCAAGATAGTCATAGCACTCATCATATGTACGTATTCCAAATGATTTCTTGGCCTGTTCTCTTGTCGCCTTGAATGAGTGAAATGTGAAGTATGTTGCTATGATGAATAGTATGTGTCCAAGTACCAATCCACCCCATCCATATGACATAGAATAGACTGTCTCGAATGTCCACACAGTGAAAACTGTTGACCACATTGTAGATAGTGTGATCAGTAGATTCAAACGAACCGACTTTGGTAGGGATCGAAGATCGTTACTTTTGTCATCAAACAGAATAGCACCAGCATCAAATATCTTCCAACTGAGCTCACTCCACAAAAACCTATAATCAATCATACTGTAAATCCTCCGAAATCTGTTTTGTCAAATACTGGTTCACTAAATGCGTCTGGTATATCGCCTGTCTGATTTGCATCCTGTAGTGACTGTTGTTCACTCAACTTGACATCGAAGAGTCGCATCTTTGCACGATCAATACCAATCACGAATCTCTTGTTCACAGTAGGGTCATTATACCGATTCTTCAACTGTTTGACTGCGATCTGATTGAGTGCATCTAGTTCCTCGTTAGATATAAGTGCAAACATGAGATCGGCTGTCGCAGGCAGACCAAAACTTTCACTCGTATCTTCAAGACCAACGTCACTATTCGAAAATCCTGATCGAGTGGTCTGTGTTGCAGACATAATCGGGACGTTTGTCTCAACAGCGAGTCCCCTAAGTTCCTCTGCAATCGACTTAACCATAGTATATGAGTTGACATTTGCCCCTCCCTTAAATCTTGATGATGCACAAATATTCAGATAGTCGATGAATATGATGTCTGGTTTGAAAGTCTTCTTGATTGCAAGTTCCTTGATCAGTCCACGAAAGTGATTACTATGTGCAGATGCAGTAGGATATTCCTTGACAATGAGTTGACCAGTGGTCTTTGCTATGATTTTCTGTATCTTGTCATCAAACATATTCTTTGGTAGATCATGAAGGTCTTCCATAGAGATGTTCATCATATTCGCATCAATACGTTCTGCAATGCGTTCCTCTGCCATCTCTAGTGTGATATAGAGTACATTCTTACCCTGACTCATACAGTTTGCAGCGACATGACACATGAACAGTGACTTACCAACACCTGTACCAGCGAGTGCAATGTTCAGAGTCTTAGGTGGTAGTCCACCCTTGGTTATCTTGTTAAAGAACTCCAGATCAAATGGTATCTTCTCCTCTACGGTATGGTAATATTCATATCGTTCTGCACTATCAAGTAAGTAATCGTGCCCCACCCTATTATCAAAACCCACAGCCAGAGCGGTGGTGAGAATAGATGGTATTGCATCTGCATCTCTATTTTTGTCTTTTCCATCAATGATTGAAATACCTTCAACAATTGCATTATATACTGCCTTATCTTTACAGAATTTCTCTGTCGTTTCAATTAACCATTCTGCATTAACATCAGTGTCTACAGATAGTTCCTTCACGACTGTTAACACCCTCTTGATGTCATCCTCATTGAGATCACGCCGTGTGTCAATCTCAATCTCCAATGTGTCCTTTGTGGGGAGCGCATTGTATTTCTCTACGAACTTTTGTATCTCTTCAAAGACAGTGCGTTCTGTCCTGTCACCAAAATACACACTCTTCATATGAGGCATCACCTTACGTGCATAGTCCTCATTAGTAAGTAGTTGGCCTAGCGTTGTTCGTTCAATGGTTTGTGTCATAGATTACCTTCCGTAATTATCAAATCAGTTATATTCTTTTGTCCTATTTCACTAGGATGTACATTGCCCATATTAATAAAGTTCTCCTCACCCATGTCATATAACTTACTCGCACAAGAGAAACCATCTAGGGGTTTCCACATTGGCCATCCCAAAAATACCTCTGGATTGAACATCTCAGAATACTGACTTTTGAGTAGAGACTTGCAAAATTTATTCTCATACTCACCCCTGCATGGTGGCATACCCATGACCATGCGATATGGTATATTTAGATTTTCCAATACGCTCTGTGCATTGTAGAAGATTCTAAGTGATCTGTTCAACATTGCATCCATAGATATAAGACTGTTCTTATTCAGTACTTCTTGTACCTCTAGTTGTTTCTTCCTGTACTGGTCATTTTTTGCTCCAGCAGTTATGTTGATCTTGAACCAATCTTTCTTAGTAGATATGATACCAGTTTTTAAATACTGTTCAAATCCTATTCGCATAAACTCTGACCACATGATGACAACAAGGCCCACATCTTTAGGTTTGTGAAACATTACATCAGTAAATATACTACCTATGATATCGTTACCTATACCCAATGATGCATGATTCTCTAGTTTTATATCAAGATGTTCTGCAAGTAAAGTGGGCCAGAAGGGAAATGATTTTGTATATTCACCATCATTATCTAAAAGAGTTTCTTTCAATACAGGGTCATTCATAGTAGCAGTTATGTAACTCTCATCAGTATAACTACATCCGAATGTCA